GAAGAAGAACACCCGGCACTGTCATGGACGTTGTTGTCAACCCGCACCGGTGCGGGGCCGATCTGTGCACAATCCCGCCGTCGGCTTCCTGATAGGAGATCAGCACGGTGGTGACATAGTCCATCAGGTCATGCGATTCATCCGGGGACATGGTGAGCCCGGCGAGGGTGACGATCGCGTTGTCCACCCACGGCTGGCTGGTGGTGTCCAGGTGCCCGCCGTTGCGGTGCACCATGATGTACCCGTCACCGCCCTCCAGCCAGGTCGCGATGTCGTCGTTGGCGGACAGGAACCGCTCCACCTTCACCCCGGTCAACCCGTTGGCGGCGGCGTTGGCGGGGTGGGTGAACAGATCCCGCATCAGGCGGGTCATCTCCCACCGCAGGCCCTCCCACCACAGCGGATATGTGATCATGGCATCGAATCCAGGATCGCCATGACCTTCACCCAGTCGTTCACCGGGTCCTGCGGCATCCATGTGGTGGGCGGCGTCCGCGACTTCGGGTGGATGCCGATACCGAACTCATGCGATGCGCCGTACCCGCCGCGCGGCAGATCCTCACCGGAGGTCACTTCGATCTCCAGCCGGTCATACTTCTCACCGCCGATGAACAGCGGCCCCACCCGCGGAGACGCCGCCAACCGTCCCGAGTCGTGTGCCACCACACCCGAGAAGATCCCCGCCGCCAGCCCACCGGCTTCCTTCAGCGGCTCACCGATGTCCTTGGGGGACAACAGTTTCGCCTGCAGCATCGGGGAACCCTCACCCTCCTCCCCGTACACGTAGTTCTCCACCGGTCAGCCCCCCAACCGAATGTGGAAGCGGACCCACCCGAAGTCGTACCCGGTCATCGGGTGCACGAAGTCAAGTTGCGGGCCGCCGACCACCCCGAACGTGCCTTCCGGCAAGTCCACTTTGTCGCCGTCTTTCAGGTCGACACCACGGCGGGCGTACAACTTCCCGGACTGCGTGTAGCGGCCCGAGTTTTCGTTCAGGATCGCGTCGGGCGCGTCCAGCAGATAGCACACGTCGGCCGGTGTGAGTGGCACCCAGTCGACTTCCCCGAACACGACGGTGCGGCGTTGCGGGGTGACGGCGATCGTGAACGGGACGGTCAGCATACGTTCGGTCCCGGGCCGACGTAGATGGTGCCGAACCGGCGGCGGTTCACCTTCGCCCGGACGGAGTCCAACTCCTGCTCGGAGAACCAAATCTCCTGGCTGGTGGTGGCCACCCGGGTCTGCTCGGACGCCGAGAACCCGTCCATGTTCTGGGAAATGGTGGACACGCCGCGCGGGTTGGCGCGCAACTCCATCACCTTCGACACCACCAGGGTTTTCACCGCCCGCGCCCTACGTGGATCCGTGGCCGGGTCGAACGTGGCCAACGACGGCACCAGCCCGATCAGTTGGGCTTCGACGTCGACGATCCGTTCCTGCGCCCACACATCCCAATCCGTCTCGCCCGCCGACCAGTCACCGATGATCCAGCGCGCCGACACATCCTCAGGATGTGCGAACCGCGCCGGATCCACCGGATCAGCCATCAGACCGGGATCCCCGCATCAGCGCACGCGTCCTGAAGCTCCTTCGGGCTCATCTCCTGACTGAACGCCACATGGTAGTGGTTGGCGTAGTTCTGCCACGCCTCCTTGGTGGCACCCTTGTGGCCCGGCGCAGGGGGCGGTTCGGTGTTGCCGAACGTCTCCATCGGTTCGGCTTTCTCCTCACCGCCCTCGAACGCCAGCGGGTTGTCGATCAGCTTCGCCGACGCCGCATCAATCTCGTCGCCCGGGTAGAACCACTTGTCCTCCCCGGCCTCAGTTTTGACGTGCACAGCGTACGGCCCGCACTTCTTGGCCATAACTCCTCCTACGCGACGGTGGCGACGAACAGCTTCTTCACGTCCACCAGGGCGGGCATGCCGACACCATCGACATACGTGCGCTTCCGGTACGGCGGATCCGATTCGCGGTCGAGGATGCCGACCAGGCCGGGAGCCACCTCGACCTGCACGTTCTTCGACGCCGCCAGGTCCATCGCCGTGGTCGGCATACCCCACGCCGTCGTACCGAGGGTGCCCAGGTCCGCCGGGAGGGCGAGGAACTTGTTCGCGGCCAACACCCGGGTGGTGACCCCGTCCACGTCCATCGACGAGTTGTAGAGGCTGCCGCCGTTCTGCGCGGCCAGGGTCGGCACCTCCAGCGACGGCAGACCGAAGCTGTTGAACAGCCGGTTGATCTCGTCGATCGACACCATCGTGACACCGGCCGCCGACCCGCGGATCGCGTTGATCAGCTTGGTGTTGCTGATCAGGTAGTTCACCACTTCGGTGGTGGTGAGGAACCGACCGAACCCCATGCCTCCGTTCGCGGCGGCATACACCGCGTTCCAGGCGATCAGGTTGGCCAACGGATCCGCGGTCGCGACAGTCGACCACAGGACGCCGGGGGTGACGTTCTGCCCGGCCGCAAGCCCGTAGTCGATCTCCTGAATGAGGCCGTTCTCGCTGATCGTCAGTTTCCCGTCGGTCAGCAGGTCACCCCACGCCAGTTCGATCCGGTTGTAGGCGTAGCGGGTGAGGTTGGCGAGGTCGTTGTAGACCGCGTCGACCAGCCGCTGCGTCAACGTGCCACCGGAGGACGCGAACTCGATCTGACGGCGTTCGTACTCGCCGACTTCGAGGAACCCGCCGAGCGGGGGCATCTTGACCCGCTTCTCCAGCCCGGTGTCACGCGGGACCGGCTTGAACGCGCCGTCCCAGGTCCGGAACTTGATGACCCTGTTCGTGATGGTCAGTTCGGTGAAGTCGAGTTCGTCGCCGACCACGTCGCGGCGCGGGAACATCATCGTGAGCGCATTGTTCGACGGGATGGGAACCTCCCGTACGAAGTTGATCGCGTCGTCGATGGAGACGGGACCGTCGAAGAAAAGTGCCATGATCGTGTCCCTTCTACTCGAACCGGACCAGGCAGCCGGATGCTGTCAGGTCAGTTTTGCCTGCCGTGTCGATGGCACCTGCGGTGGCACCGGAGAACGGCAGTCTGGCTTCGATCACGTCGCCGCGGATCAGCAGACCCGAGGACACGCGGGTGGCGTTGACCCCGTTGGCTTGGGTGACCCGGCAGCTGGCGATCAGCAGACCACGCGCCACCTCAGTGCCATCCGAGAGGGCATTGTTGTACGGCCCGTACAGACCGGACGCGGTGACCTTGGCGAGCACCGTCCCCGACGGGATGTAGCCGTTCGGGAAGTGGGTGCCAGCAGTAAATTTGCTCACATCCAGCGTGACACCGGGATGGTATTCATCCCCGAATCCGCTGGCCTTCCAGGAGAGGTCTTCCACCTGATAGGAGGTGGTTTGCACCCCGAGAGATGTCATTGGGTACTCCGTTTCATGTTGCGGCGCTTACGTTTTCGGGAAGCGTCGTGCTGCTTCAGCCCGCCCTGCAGAACCGGGCTGACCTGTTGCCGGTGTTTGATTCGTGTACTGACCCCACTGCCGCACCTGCGATGACTGCTGCCGTGACCGGCCGAACATGGCGGTCAGGTTGGTCATCACCTTGTCCTTATCGACGTTGCCGTCGTCCCCGACGAACTTCGCCGGATTCAACCCCTCCAGCCAGCCGTCAAGCTGCTCGGCGTCCAGGATGGTCGCCGCGATGCCGCGGATATCGGAGAGTTGCAGCCGGGGAAGGTACAGGGCTTGCGCCTCGGCGACCGCTTCGGCTTTCGCCTGATCGACCGCGTCCTTCATCGCCTTCTCGTCCGCCGACAGTTGCGCGTTCTCCAGTTCATGGATGCGGGTCTGCATGTCCGTGAACTGTTTCGGTGTAACACCTTTGAACTTCGCGAGCCTGGATTCGGCCTGCCGGTTTTGGTGCTTGTAGTAGGCGAGTTGCTGATCGGTGGTCATCTCCGCCAACGGTGTGCCCGCCGGGAATCCCGTATCGGAACCCTCAGGGGGTGTGCCGGTGTCGTCGGTGACTGCCTCCGGTGCTGCGTCTTCTGGGGTCGGGCTTTCGGACAGTGGTGCGGACATTAGTTCTCCCATATCGGAAGGGGTGTGGCCCCTAACGGGCCGGTCCGCCGTTCTGGCGGAAATCTTAGTACGTAATCCGTAATAAGTAACTCAGCGTGCGCGGGCGGTGCTGCGGCGGCGCTGGGTGGGGACCGGTTTGCGCGGCTTGTGCGCGCTCTTGGGGACCAGGACCGGACCGAGTTCGCCGTGCTGATCGACCTGATACCGGACCCGTTTCAGGGCGGGCGCGGCGGTGGTCGACACGCCGCCGACACCACCGGCCTGCGCGTACAACTGCTCCAAATCGACTTTGTTCAGGTCGTCGGCCGGATCCCGGTCGGCGGTGACCGCGGCCACCGTGCATTTGCAGCGGTCGTGGATCGGTAGCAGTTCCTTGACGTGATAGACGCGGTCGGAGGCGGCGATGCACAACCCGCACACCCCGCCGCGGGACCGCTCGGGGTGGATGATGCGCCGGTACCCGATGATCTTCGGGCCGGGCAAATCCAGGTCGACCGTTTTCTGCAGTGTTTCGGCGTAGGCGAGGCGGGCGGAGAGCATGGCGTTCTGGTCGATCTGCGTGAAGATCAGGTTTTGTGCGACCCGGTCCGCTTCCTGCGTGCTCGCCCCTTGGGTGATGGCGTACCGGTACTTTTGGGCGGGCCGATTGAACATGCCGTCGGTGGTGGCGAACCCCGCCAGGTCGACGTCCACCGCGCCGTCGGTGTCCTGATAATCGACTGCGGTGGTGGCGGGCCGTTCGACGAGCAGCCCGTCCACCACGTCCAGGCGGCGCACATCGACCGGGTCGGAAGCGACAACGGGGGTGTGGACACCCATCACCGCCAACCCCTGCGTGACCGACGCGGCGGCGGCACGGGCCACCGTGGACTGCGCCGTCGCCATCCGTCGGCCCGCGGCATCAGTGAACGCGAACACGCTGTCTCCGTCGTACGGGTCGGTCCGTTTCCACGCCTGCTGAATGAGGCGGAACGCCCAGGTGACGGCGGTGTCACGGGTGGCTGCGACCTGATCGGACAGACCGGACACCACACTGGTGACAACCTGTTCTGACGCGGCGGCGACCCCGAGGGTGGCGGCCAACGCCAGCGCATCCTGATACGTGAACTGCTGCGGCTGCGTCACCGGCGTACCAGGTGTTCCCTCATGTACCGGTAGTGGTCGTCGATGAGCTCTTGCGGCACGCACGGGCAGAACATGCCCGCGTAGTTATACAGGTCATGGATGAAGTAGTCGCATCCCTCGGCGTACTCGTCTTGCACGGGCGCGGACTGGGTCATGGTGCTCCGTTACGGGCCTGGGTGGGGGCGGGTTGCGGGCGGGCCGCCCGGCTACCGTTGGACGGCTGCTGACCGTTGGTGGCCCGCCCCGGGGGCGTGGTCGACTGCGCTCCCGGGGGGGTCGCTTGGGCGGCACCCGCCGCGGCGGCGGCAGCCGTGGTGATCTGATCAGCAGTCAAACGCTGCATGTTCCGGGCCCGCTCATCCGGCGGCATCTGCCAGCACCGCTCCAACCGGTCCTCCGTGGACAAGGTGCCGGTGGCCTGCTGGGACGCTTCCGCGGACTCAATCAGGGTGACGAATTCGATCGGACCCCACGAGAACCGCAACCGTTTCGCCCGTTCCTGCTGCCCGATCATCGCGAACGCGATCCGCCACAGCAACCGCAACCGGGGCTGCAGCCGGGCCCGCCGGTCCTTGATCTTCGACGTGGCCGCTTCCCGCTGCAACCCCGCACCCAACGCCGACGATTGGGCTTCATTCGGTGTGAACAAGTAGACGGGGGTGGACGTGACGCTGGCGAGTTCTTGGATGTCGGCGGTTTTCCCGTTGATGAACGGCCCGAAATCGGTTTGCCCCGACTCCCACAGCTGGGTTTCTTTCGGGAATTTCATAAACGAACCAGGACCGGCCTGCAACGCCAACTCTTTCCAGTCCTGTTTCGTCTTGGGTGCCAGGGTCTGGTCGGCGACGACCACCGAGGCGGCTTCGTCGTAGTCGTCTTCGTCTTCGTCGACCATCACCGCACGGCTCCGCAGGGCCTGATACCACATGCCGACGTCGCGGCGCAGGGTGATGTCGATGAGCCGGTCCAACAGGTCGATGTGCGGTTCGTACTCACCCAAGTGGTGGAAGTTGTCGAACCGGACGATCGGGATGCCACCCAAGTTGTCGGGCACCTCGGTGGGCTCCGGGTTGTCCATGTTCGTCCAGTCCCACGCCAAGGTGCCGAACTTCTGCCGCATCGTGTACTTGCGGCCGGGCAGGAACATGTGCGCCAGGTTGGCCCGCGTCACCGGCTCGTAGTCGTACACCAGGGCGGCCCGCAACCGGATCGGGTTCACCGGATCGGGTTCCCCGTAACACCGGCGCGGGTCGATCGCGTGGATCATCGGGACCGGTGTCCCATCCACCTCCGGGACCGTCAACAGTGGCCCGTCCTCAGTCCCGGGCACCACCATCCCGTAGCCTTCGGCCATCCCGAACACGAACCCCAGCAGATCCTTGAACATGGCGTCGAACCCGGTTTCCTCCATGATCTCCGCGGCGATGTCGTCACCGTTGGTGTCCTCATCGGACCGGGTGGAGATGGCCTGCAACTCCATCCGGTCCACCATCGGCCCGACGATCGACGGCGCATAGTTGCAGCGCGCCCGCCGTAGCACCTCCGTGAACAGTTCCGCGTAATCAGTGTTGATCTGCGGCAACGGCGGATCCCCTTCGTAGTAGGACCACAGGGTGTCCAGCCACGCCTTCCGCGGTGTCGTCGACCGTGACCCCGACATCGGCCGGGTGCGGCCGTCGCAGTACTTCGACCGTTCGATCGCTGTGAACCGGGACTGCAGATACGCGAACCACTGCTGCGGTGTCGCCTCAGCATCAGCAGCGAGGCCGTCGGGCGCGGCGTAGTAGCCCTCAACTAGGTTTGCCAAAGCCGCCCCTCCTCAACACTTGAATGCTCCCCTGACGTTTCGGGAGCTTGTCGAAATAATCCATCCGGGCCTGCCACGACAGGCCGCCCGCGACCGCCAAGTCGATCTTGCGGGTCGGGTGCAACTTCACCGGAATCCACACATACGACGGGATCTCCGGGTCCGCCACCAAGGTGGTGAAATGCCGCCCCGTGTTCCCGACGTGCGCCGTCAACGCGCCCTGCTCGAACGCATCCGGGTCACCGTCCACACTGTCATGCCCGACGGAACCCTCAATCATGGCGTCACCGTACAGTTCCATCGTCTTATAGATCCGCCTGGGCTGATTCGTCCACCACTCCTGCACATGATCCGGATCATGTGCCGCCCAGTCACCCACCGTGTAATTCCAATAGGCGGGGTCCGCGTACAGCATCATCACCCGATACCGGCGGAAAATCTCGGCACGCTTCTCATTCACCTCAAGCTCAGGGACTTCCCACTCCGGGGGCGCGTTCGGCGGCCTCCGCCAAAAGCCCTCCACCTGCTGCAACCCGGAACGCATGTCAGTGACCACGAACCCGGTGGTGTCCCTCTTACGGGAACCGTCGAACCCCACCGACACATACGCGCCCGGCCGGATCCGCTGCCCCGGACGGTGACACTTCGTTTTCCACAACTGCAGGTTGAATGCGTGGGCCTCGTGCTGCTCCCACGAATTCGTCCACACCCGATCCAGATAACCTTTGTCGATCTTCGGTTTATCCCACCGGGACGCCAGGTTCTCCACGTCGGTGCGGGCCGCCAACTCCGGGCCAGACGCTTCGATGATCGCCTTACAACGGTCCTCAAACTTGCTCATATCCCAATGCGGAGACCGGGACCGGTGAAAATAGAACACCGACAACCGGGCCACAGCCTTATCGCCGTTCGCGATTTGCTCAGCCTCGAAATGGTCATCCTCAGCCACCGAGTTCTGGCCCGGAGCCCCCGCGGTGGTCACCGCCAACCCCCACGGGTCCTGCGCGATCCGCTTCCCCAAATTCTCGTCCATCGTGTGGACGGCGTCCTTCTCCGACGGCAGGTATAGGCGGTGCGTCTCGTCGTACGCGTTGAACGTCGTACGGCCGCCATCGTTGGTGTCCGGGGCCGACGACACCGGGGCACACTCGCCGTCCTTCCGGCCGTCAGGACCCAACCGGATGATGCGTTCCGCCCCGATATCGAACAAGTCCGGGCCCAGACACCGGTCCCCGCACCAATGGCACTGATCGCCCTGAC